CTGAGCTTGATAGTACGGTCGACGAGTCAGTGCAACTTGAGTCGTTTACCTTTTCCAACGTCGTCAACACCAGTCGTCAGGGGATGCCCTGCCCAATAGCCTATGGACGGCTGTTTGTTGGATCGGCGGTGCTGTCCAGCGGTCTTGACGTTGATCAGGTGCAGGCATGACTCAGACCAAATACGTCGTTGGTGCTGGTGGTGGCGGCGGTAAAGGCGGTGGTGGCAGAAGCACGCCTACTGAGCAGGACGATACGCTCCAGTCAACACAGTTTGCCAACGTTCTTGACCTAATTAGCGAAGGCGAGATTGGTGGTCTTGAGGATGGCAACAAGAGCATATTTCTGGACGACACACCCGTTCAGGCAGCTGACGGCACCAATAACTTTGAAGGCTTTACTGTTGTCACCCGTGTTGGAACGCAAGGCCAGACGCACCTTGCAGGACCGTTCAACACAACAGAACGAGAAACAGCGGTTGGCGTTGAGGTTACAAATGGCACTTCAGTAACGCGCACTGTTACAGATACGGATGTTGATCGTTTGCGTGTCACGTTGACGATTCCATCGCTTCAAGTGCTGGAGGACGATGGTGATGTTGTTGGCAACAGCGTTCAGATCAAGATTCAGATCCAGTACAACAGCGGTGGATACAACGACGTTATTACTGACACGATCAGCGGTAAAAGCAGTAACCGGTATCAGCGAGATTATCTAGTCAATCTGACCGGCAGCTTTCCTGTTGATGTACGGATGGTGCGTGTCAGCGCCGACGAGACAAGCCAAAAGCGGGCTAGCAGCACGATCTTTCAAAGCTTTACCGAGATTATTGACGATAAGTTCCGCTATCCCAACTCAGCACTGGTTGGCCTGCGGTTTGACTCACGTCAGTTCAGCAACATCCCGACTCGTAAGTATCTGATTCGTGGAATCAAGGTCAAGATTCCAAGCAATGCGACCGTAGACACCACAACGCATCTGGGACGGCTTACATACTCAGGCATTTGGGACGGCACGTTCCAAGCAGCAACATGGACGAATGATCCAGCCTGGTGTTTGTATGACTTACTAATTAGTGAGCGTTACGGCGCGGGCGTTCCAGAGTCATCGCTTGATAAGTACGACTTCTTTGCAATTAGCCAATACTGCTCAGCGCTCGTCTCAGATGGAGCAGGCGGTCAGGAGCCGCGCTTCAGCCTCAACATGCTGATTAACAGCAGGGATGAGGTTTACAACGTCATCAAACAGATGACAGCTATCTTCCGTGGCATTGCCTATTACGGCGCTGGGACTTTGCAGCTGCTGCAGGACAAGCCGTCTGATCCGCAGTATCTGCTGAGTCCCAGCAACGTTGTTGACGGTATTTTTCAGTATCAAGGCACGTCTCAGAAAGCACGCCACACGGTTGCTGTTGTGGCTTGGCAGTCATACGACACTCGTGGTGATGTCGAATATGAATACGTTGAAGACCATGATGCGGTCGCCAAGTACGGCATCATCAAGAAGGACATCAAGGCGATTGGTTGTTACAGCCAAGGCCAAGCACATCGAATCGGTAAATGGACGCTGCTGTCCGAGCAGAATCTGACTGAAACGATTCAGTTCAGCGTTGCGATTGAAAGCGGCATCATCTTGCGACCCGGCATGGTCATTGATGTTGCTGATCCTGTCAAGGCTGGAGCGCGTCGTTCAGGTCGCGTCAAGTCTTCAACTACAACGCAGATCACAACAGACAGCAGCAATGGCCTGACCACTTCCTTGGCTGCTGCAAACAACCCGAAGCTGTCAGTGATGTTGTCCACTGGCTTGGTTGAGCAGAAAGATGTGCCGGTTGGCGGCATCACGCTGCTTGCGGATGGAACGGCAGAGATTGACGTTGCGAGTGCATTTAGCGAGGCACCAGCCGCTGGATCTGTCTTCCTGTTCCAGAACGACGAGGTTCAGTCTCAGCAGTTCCGCGTTGTATCTGTTGCTGAGGCAGAAGAAGGCATTTACGGCGTCAGTGCCGTTGCATATAACAGCACCATTTATGACGCAGTTGAAGCTGATGTTGAGCTGACCAACCGGGACATCAGCAACCTGTCGTTGATCCCCAACGCGGTCGATAGCGTCAGCACCGAGGAGTTCCTATATGAAGAAGCCAACGGCGTGTTCGTTGGTGCGTTGGTTAGTTGGAACCATGATCGCGTCAACGTCAGTGAGTTCCGCGTCCAGTACCGGATCGACAATGACAACTGGCAGGCCGTCGATACGTCTTCGCCATCAGTCACACTGCGAAACCTGCGAGCTGGTCGGCTGTATGTGCAGATTCAGGCCAAGAACTACCTAAACAAGGGCAGTCAAATTACGGCTGCCGACTTTGAGCTACAGGGCAAGACTGCTGCGCCAGCTCTAGACACAGACGAGTTTTTGGCAGATGGAACTACGCCAAATCCGAGTTTTATCAACTTCAGCATGATTCCGGTTAACGGACAAGCCAGACTCACTTGGCGTCAGTCTGACGATCTAGATGTTCGTGTTGGCGGCTATGTGCGCCTGCGTCATTCGCCTGATTTAAGCGGTGTTACTTGGCCGACTTCAACCAGCATTTCTGAGCAGATTGCAGGCTCTGCGACTGAAGCGTACGCAGACCTAAAAGCCGGAACCTATAGCCTCAAGTTTGTTGATTCTGGTGGCCGCGAAAGCCTAAATGCAGCACTAATCGAATTTACAAAAGCGGATCTTCAGAGCGTTGAAGTTGTTGGTGCGCTGGGCTCTACGGAGGATCCATCATTCACCGGCACCAAGACCAACCTGACGGTAGACACCGTAAACAATGAACTAGAGCTGGCGACTACGGGCAATGAGCTGAACCCATTAGGTGACTTTGACCTGGAAGATGGCGGCGGCTTGTTGCTTGAGGACGACAGCAATTTAGATCTGCAAGGCGACGATGAGCTGCACACGTCTGGAACGTATGTCTTCAACAGCGGCAACACGTTTACGTTGAGCGATGTCTTCAGCCTCAGGTTGGACAGCACGTTGCGGGCTCGTAGCTTCTTCCCGTATGGAGAACGCATCGACGATGAACCTGACTTTGACCTGATCACTGAGTTTGACGGCACAGCACCAAACACCTGTGATGTTGAGTTGTATATCCGCACCACACAGGATGACCCAGCGGGTTCACCTACGTTCACGAGCTGGCGTCGGTTTAATAACGCAGAGTTCAAAGCGCGTGGCTATCAGGTCAAGGCAGAGTTCAGCACTGGCGGTCCGCAGGAGCAGATTGCTGTTGACCAGCTGCGCGTTCAAGCGCAAATGCCAAGGCGCACGCTGACTGGAACGGTGACGACTAGCACCAGCGCAGACGTATCAGTGACTTATGGCACTGGTAACAAGTTCTATGTGGCTCCTGATGTGGGCATTGTGATGGCAGCACAGGACAGCGGTGAAAACTATGTGATCAGCAACCCCTCGGCTACCGGATTTGATGTGTCGGTCTATGATTCAGTTGGCGGTAGCAGGATTGCTAAAGCGATCACCTGGACCGCTACTGGCTACGGGATTGGCTGATGTCCTTTGTAAACGAGACAAAATCCACTCCGATCCAGAATGACACTGGAGCGAATGTCCGGGCGGACATCAACTCCAACATGGCTGCGATTTACAGCCTGAATGCGAGTTCGTCTGAACCTAGTGCTGCTAATTCTGTTGCCCGGATGATCTGGGCAGATGAAAGCAATAACGAGCTGAAGATCAGAAACGGCACCAATACGTCGTTCATCACCATTGGTTCTCTGAATGAGACCAACCTTGGACTGGCAACCATTGCTAGCCCTACGTTTACCGGCAACGTCGGCGTGCCTGCTGGAACGGTCAGCAGCTTGCCGATTCGGTTTAGCGGAGACACTGATACTGGCGTTTTCAGAAACGCTGCCAATGATTTCAGCATCGTTACTGAAGGAGTGCGTCGCGCTCACTTTGACGAAAACGGCATCACCATCCGTGACCGCAAGGCACTGAGGCTGCGGGACACAAGCAACAGCAACTTTGTTGCGATTCAGGCCCCGTCAAACGTCAGCAGCGACATCACGCTCACCCTGCCTAGCAGTGACGGCAACGCTAATGACGTGCTGCAGTCAGATGGCAGCGGCAACCTGAGTTTTGCTGCTTTGCCGCAAGCTGTGCCGACTGGATCGGTTCACATCATGGCAACAACCACTGCACCAAGTGGTTATTTGAAGTGCAACGGCGCTGCAGTCAGCCGGACAACTTACGCCGACCTGTTCGCGATCGTGGGGACCACCTGGGGTGAAGGCGATGGCAGCAGCACGTTCAACGTCCCAGACCTGCGTGGCGAGTTTGTCCGTGGTTGGGCTGATAATGGCAGTGTTGATAGTGGCCGGAGTTTTGCAAGTTCACAGTCAGATCAAAACCAGCAACACAATCACACTGCAACAGCAACATCGACCGTTACCGACCCTGGTCACTTCCATGATGTTCCTTATTCAAACAGTGATTCTGGCGATGGAGTGATTGAAGAGTCAGGTACAGGCTTTTCTGGAGTCGAACCAACCAACTCCGCTACTACAGGCATCACGGTTTCTACGTCAGTCAGCATTGCTAACAGTGGTGGCAGTGAGGCCAGGCCGCGTAACATTGCAATGATGTACGTCATCAAAACGTAAGCAATGGCCGACCGCAAAATTACTGATCTGACTGCTCTTGCTGCAGGTAGTCAGGCAACGGGCGACTTGCTGACGATTGTGGA